GGGTCCATTTTGAAATCGAGGTCCACCCGGTTGAACCAGTTGAGGAACATCTTGGCCAGGCCCGGGTCGATCATGAACCAGTTATTGGCATCCGTCAGGTAGTCCCAGACGAGGTACTGCATGCCCACGCGCTTGACAAAGTTGTCGTGATAGTCGGTGATGTCCACCTTGTTCATCGTGTTGATGATGGCCGAGGCGGTTTCCTCCAGCTCAGGCGGAACCAGGATCAGGGTCGGTGAGATCGGGATCAGTTCGGCCCGGTCGTCCTTGAACTCGCGCATGGCCCGCCGCGTCGCTTCGACTGCATCGTAGGACAGCGCCGTTGACCCGGCGTTGCTCTGCACCGATGCGTTGAGCGGTGAGTACGGGTGAGAGGCGTTGCACAGGCGGATCCCATCGCCGCCGGTGTAGGAGGCAGAGAAAGCGTTGTTGAACACGCTGGCCGCGTCCTTCTCCCTCTTGCGCATCGCCGACAGTGCCAGCCCTGCGGGTCGCCGGTTGATGACGTTATACTGGTCGTCGTCCACCAGCTTGCGCTCGACCCGGAATCCACGCGCGAATTCGACGTGGGTGTAGGTCGTCCGCCAGAGCTGTTCGTTCTCATCGTACTCGATCGCGCCCTTGTACTCCCGCCAGTCTCCGAAGCCCCCAACCCCCAGGTCGAACTCTTGCGCCGTGCTGGAGGTCTGAACGTTAAATAGTTGCGGCACACGAGACTCTGCCGCCAGCGCCTCGACCTGCGTGTAAAAGATCTTGCGCAGGCCAGGCGTGAGAAGATATGCCCACTGCTCTGAGATTGCCATTGTATTATCTCCCTACGTGGCCTATAGCCTACGTTCCGCCGAACCAGTTGGTGACGTGGAACGACACGTATGCGATCTTGTAGCCATCGTCATCGGTGCCGCTCTCGTGGACCATCATGCAGCCGCCCGTATCCCCGTCGGCATCCACCGTGTTGTGGTCCACGATCGTCACGGTATCGGTATAGCCAACCACGATGCTGCTCGTGATGGATGACCCATCCGTGCTGCACTTCCAGACCTGGTGCGGTGAGATCGGCGCCACCTTGAAGGCCACGGACGAACTGATCGAGCTGGTGTCGGTCTCCTGACAGATCGCAAACACGGTGCCATCCGTCCCGGTAGCCGCCTTGTCCGCCTTGCCGGAGCTGGTCATCACCAGCAGATCGCCCTGCTGGTACCCGCTGGCATCCGCCACGACGGGCCAGTCCAGCGTGCGAAGGTTGTGGTTGCTTCCGTCCAAGTAGTATGCAAATTCGAAGCCTCTTGTGCTCACTTGTCATGCCTCCTGTTATGTCGTCTTTGCCTGTAACTCTAGCTTGCTCTCTGCGTACTCTTCGGGAGTCAGGCGCATCTTGCTGGCCATGTGCAGCTCATCCGGTGAAAGCTCGGCCACCGCCCGCTCGATGCTGCCGCGATCGCTGCTGCGCGTGCCGCTGCCGGCCCCGCCGTCCAGATTGGGCGCCTTGGCCTTGCCTGCCATCACGAGCCGGCCCGCCTCGGCAAGCGCTGCCACTACTTCCACGACGCCCTGCACATTGCCGGCCTCGTCAATCTCCACCTTGTCCAGTTCCGCCAGCAGGTAGGCGTCCTCTGGATGCGCCGCGCCGAGCTTGGCCGCTTCCGCCAGGAATGCCGAGCGGATCAACGTCTGTACCGCCCGCTCCTGTGCCTCAGCACTCGCCGCCTCTAGCTCCGTGATGCGCGCCTGCGCCTTCTCTAGCTCAGACATCTGCGCCTCTTTGATGTCGGCCAACTCCTTGACCGCACCCTTGAGCGCGTCCGCATTGTCGAAGCCCAGGTCGCCCATCATCTGTGACATCATGCGCTTGGCGCGATCAGCCACAATGGAGTTCAACTCTGCCTGTGTAAAGGTGCGCTCCCCCTGTCCCGGCTGTTCACCGCCGCCGTCCGCGTCGTTGGGGGGCGTATCCTGTCCGTTCCCGTCGAGATCCGTATCCTCTGTCATCGCCAGTCCTCTCTACTTGTTCACCGTGTTTTGGTCCACGTAGGGTTGTGCTGTCTATCCCGGTCCTGCTATCACTGCGCCGCCGTAGCCGGGTGCTTCCGACACGACGGTGATCGCCTTCTCTGCTGCGCCACACCACGGGCAGCCCTTGGCGTCGTCCATGTTGGCGCTCTTGACCTGCCACTGCCCGCCGCAGCACGCACAGTGCGCCACCATCTGCGTGGGCGTCCACTGGTCCTCTGCGCGTCCGAATGTCGGGCGACGGGTCATCTAGCCCTTCTTCCACTTGCGACTAACGCGGGCGAAATTGGCCCGCTTGCGTGTCGTCGGATTCTTGGAGGCGAGCCCCTTGCGGATGCATTCAGCAGTCACACCCTTGAAGCCCTGGCGGCGACAATAGGCGGTGAATGTTCCTTCTTTCAAATCTAACTTGAGCGGCTTGCGCTTCTTGCGTGATGCCATTTGTTCCCTACTCCAACTTGTGCTATAATGGTATCAAGACTGGAGGACATGATGCCCACTGACAAATGGAAGGTAAAGCCCCTTCCGCAAGGAAAAGACATTATTGTGCTGCAAGAATGGGCTGGCGATGACCTTCTGCCCAAGGCTGTCGTAAAATGTCCCCGTTGCAGTACTATCTTCGAGAAGCGGCGAAATTCCATCCGCAAACACCGCCATACCATCTGCTATAGCTGTGCTATGGCCGAGCATCGGAAGCCCCTTCCCAACAATGATGACACTATTGTCATTAGGGAGTTCATTCCTGGTCATACCCCCGAAGCACTGGTCCAGTGTCCTGACTGCGGTTACACATTTCGCAAGCAACGCTCGGCTATTCTGTCTCACAATCACACTGTCTGTCATCGCTGCGTTATGCGACGGAATGGTGAAGAGATCAAGAACATTCCCAATGTACTGATCGTAATTGAGCAGTATTCTGGCACGATGGAAATGCCCAACACCAATTCTCGCCCACTGTGTACCATTTGCTGCCCCGTTTGTCTTGAAGAACGCCAAGCCCTGCGCCATCATATTCTTCGCCTACAGCACTCCGTATGCCACAAATGCAACCGCGATGGGCATGGCTTCTATGGTCCCAACTGGAATAAGATCAGTCTTTCGATTCGAGAAAGAGACGACTTCCAATGCCAGTACCCTGGCTGTTCCGTTACTGACGATGGTATCGTCTTGCATGTCCATCACATCATTCCCTATCTAGATTCTGGCGATAATAGCCCTACTAATCTCATCACCCTTTGCCCGACTCATCATTGCTGGGCCGATAGCAATCTGAGTGCGTCTATTCCGCTGCTTCGATCAGTTCTTTTAAGCTCTTAGGCACCCAGCTATTCCCCCAGGTCTCATCCTTGATCTGCTTCGGGATGTCCTCTAGCTCGAACTCGCCGGCCTGCCACGGGTCGTACAAGTTGCCCATGATCGTCCGCTGGGTCGCTTCGTCCTGGCGCTGGAACCAGTCCTTGCCCAGCTCGCGGTGGAACTCTGGTTCGTCCACATCGATCCCAAGCTCACGGTACGACTTGGTAACTGGCAGTAGGGCGCACCGACCCTGCACGTGGTCGTCCATCGACTCATCTAGCCCGTACCGCTTGCCGTCGAGCATCACGCAGGCCATGCACGTCCGGTCGTCCGCCGCCGCGTGCCGCTCCCACCCCTTGACGACGTGGCTGTTGGCCTGGTAGGTGTTGCGCGTCGCCTCCCGGTAGGCACGTAGCTGCTCTGTGCGGCTGATACGCAGCGCCCGCGTGAGGCCCATCCCATACTGGCTGCGCAGCTCCCTTGCCAGCTTGCGCGGGTTCCAGCCCACCGTGAGGCCGGTGCTCATCGTCTCAGCAAAGCCCGCTGCCGTCTCGCCCATCGCCTCGGTCAGCAGGTCCAGAAGCGGAGACCCGTCCTGCAGGAACCCCACCATCTGCTCTACCGCATCCCGTGGCATCGCCGCGAAGCTGATGCTGATCGGCGCGTCCCTCGGGAATGCGGCCTGGACGAGGTTGTGGCTGTCGCGCTGGCCGGCCTTGATGGCCTCCCGCTGCCCGGCGCTGATGCTCCCGTCTGCGAACTCGGCAAAGGCCGCCATCTCACGCTCGGCCTGGGCCTGAACGGTCTGCATCCGCTCCAGCCGCCACAGTCGGCCAACGCTGATGTCCTCGCCGGCTGCACGCTGTTCGTCTATCTCGCTTTGTAAGGTGCGTATGTCTCCCTGGAGCCGCTGCCAGCCCGCGCCGTAGAATCGGACAAGGGCCGTGGCCGCCCTGCGCTCCCGTGCCAATAGCTGGCGGCGGTACTGGTTGGACAGCTCGAGAATCAGCGGCGTTGGGTCGGGCATTGCACCGCTACCGCAGCACTAGCCAGATCAACCATCGTGCAGGAATATGCTCCACTATTGGTCTCACCAACCAATCCGGAACATGCCAGCCCCGAAGCCTCTCATGTAATGCCTCCCGCATTGCTGGCACAACAACTTCCCAGTACCAGCGATTCAGTGAGTCGCTAAATGCTTGGAATGCAGGCAAGAACGATTCACGAACAGCACTGCCGAAATTAGTTACCGCTGTCCTCATCCCCAACGTTACTACATTCAACTCTTCCATCACGCCCTCCTTTGCGTGTTGCCCTGTGCCTGTTCTTCCTGTCCCCCCTGCTGCTCGCCCCCAAACCCGCCACCCTCGAATGCCCGCAGCAGCTCCCCGCCGATGTTACTCTGCTCCTCCATCTCCTCGCCGCGCTGTGCCTTCATCTCTGCAATCTGGTCGGCGTCGTAGCCCATCTCGGCCCACAGCGTCTCATGCGGCACGTCGAGCTTGGCCTTCATGGTCAGTGTCTCAAGGTGCTCCTTCTCATTGCGCGTCTGCGGGTCGTCCCACTGCGTGCTAATAGTGGCGTCCTCGTCCAGCCCGCCCTCGCCAAAGGTGTTATAGAGCCGGATGCCCAGGCGCAGGCAGTCCTCCCAGGCGTTGCCGAACCCCACTTGGCGGTCCTCAGCGCGGGCCACCAGGCCCACCTCCTCCTGCTTCAGTGTCCCCTCGGCAGGGCGCTGGCCGCTGCTCTGGAAGTAGGACAGCGGCGTGCGCGACACCCGGGCGATCTCAGTGACAAAGCTATCCTTCAGCTCGATCACGCCCGTGAGGTCGGCGGCCTCGAGCTGGCCGAT